AATGTTTCCTGATGGTAAAATTACCACCCCACGACTATTTTTAATTTCTTTTGTTTCATAATGTCTAACATTGTTAATTTCTGTGAGACCATATTTTTCAACTGTGAAATCATATAATTCTTTACTTGATAACGGCCATTCATTGCGAACATTGATTATCCCTGCAGTCGTTAGCACAACCCAGTCAAGTGTAGATTTTCCATATAAATTTCTTGCAACTGTATCTGGTCTTTCTCCATCACTTATCGTAAATTTATTGAAGACGGTGAATACATTTTGTAAATCATCACGTATTTTCATTCGACGAAATAAATTTTTCACAGTCACATAACTATCACTTGATATGCGAGATGTAAATGGTGATTGATATTGTAAATTTGGTAGTTCTCTAAAATATCCCATTAGAATCCTGTACCTCCCTCACCTTCAGGTGTATCATAATCCTCAGAGTAGATTGGATTCAACTCTTGGAATGTAAGATCTATTTTTGTATGAACTGGTGCGGTATTATCATAAGTAGCATATGTTCCTGCACCAGTATAGTTTACCGCCATATTTAAGAGAGCCATTGGTTTAAATCTATGTAAAAAGTTATGATCTTTTGCACCAGTTTTGTAAGTAAGTTGAAATACATCTGGTGATTTTATAAAAAGTCCACTACTACCTTCACCAGTTGAACTATTTTTTGCATTTAAACTTTTCTTAAAAGCACGAATGATATTTTTAATTACTTTACTTTCATTTTTACTTCTGGGTGTAAGATCAAAACTAAAATTGAAACTTCTTAACTGAATACTATTAAATAATAATTCCATGTTTGGATTTAATATTGCTCCTGTCTGTCTAGTAAAAACACCAGTTCCTTGTATATTTGCGTTAGGTACAAGTGTATTGATTGCTGCAGCTGCGAGAGATGAATTTATTGAAGCTCGTGTCATATCATCACTTATCAAATCACCAATAGCATTTTTAGTCCCACTGGTTAGTGCTTTTCCTGCTGCTCCAAGACTTGGTGCCCCCATAGTTTTCAATCCAATTCCAAGACCAGCAGCGGCAAGTCCATTCAAACTATCCGTACCCCATGTTACACCATTTGAATCTGTGATTGATTCTGGAATGGGAAGAAATATATGACCTAATATAATTTCTTTATTTCTTAGTGACTCGGTGCTACTTTGTAATGCGAGAGATTGTCCAGTACCTCTAGCTTCAAATCCTGGTGGTTGATATTCAAGAACCTTTATTTCAAGATAATCACTATCCCTTTCAATTCTATCCAATGGATATCTCAATCCTTTACCACCATCGAATGTTCTATCTCTTCTTTTACCAGTAACTTTATCTTCACCACCTACTGAAATAAATCCTGGCGTAAATTCATTGCTATCGGAGGAATTGGGGCCATCTGTACTCTTTTGTAGACCTCTAATATACTCAGATGTATATTTACCTTCTCCTGGTTTATCAAATAATTGTCCTGCGAATCCCATTATCGACCTATTTTTTAACTATTTAGCTGGATTTTTCCAAATGGCAGTTCTCTTACATCAGATAACTCATATGAATTAACTTCATATAGTTCTCCAACCAGTTCATTGTATGTATAATTACGATATTGACCCACATGAAGATTGACGCCACGAAAACCCCATTCAAATATATCGGTCACTGCGACTAATGGATTTGAATCATATTGGATGTTAGGAGTTTTAGCACTGTATACAAATACATAATATCTTCCAACACTTGGAGATGATGTAACTGTTGTGCTTAGATTATCCATTAACTCTATCATAATATCGTCAGGTTCTTCTGTTCCAATCAGACCATTTACAACCGACCTTACACGATTTTCTTTATCGTCAGTGGGATAACTGTTCATTTCTTAATACCTAGTTCGTCTTCTGTTAAAACTTTAAACTCCCACATTCGATCTTTACAAAACTCCTCTGCTGCCTTCCATTTAGCTTGATTTTTTGCATATTCATATACTTCGTAAATATATCCCTTCGTTTTTTTCTTTTTCATCTTTGGTTCGACTGTCTGTTTCTTAGGTTTGATTTCGATAATATATCTTTTGATTTTACCATTAGATTCTTTGACTTTGATGTAAAAGTCTGGATAGTATCGATGCACTTTATTATCAATCGGTGATCGATAGGGTAATACTATTTCTTCACTTCCCCATTCAAGTATTTTCGTTTGATTATCACAATAAACCATGAATTTTCGTTCCCAAAGTGATCGATATATTATGTTAGATGAATCACCTTTGTATTTTTTTGGGTTCGATGGTCTATATCTACCTTTATATGACATCTAAATAGATA